AACTATTACTTGCAGGTTTTCCAAAGGTGCATACTGCTTTCAATTCGTTATTTTCAAAGTAACCAAAAGAAAAAGTAATACTCGGTTTTCTACCTGAATAATGGCGAGGTAATAAAAAATCAACCGCTTGTTTATACGTAATGGAAGAAAAACTGCCACTAACACGTGCTATAAGAAATAGCGGGTTCGATGGTATATTCAACATTTCGTTTTCAAATAAACTTTTCTGCATAATTCAAATTTTTGTTTTCAAAATCCGCTACTTCTCATAGCACCATACGTTATGTGCCATTTTAAGAACTACCATCCTTCCATTGGAAATTCCAAATAGACTTGACAATTGACACGTATTTCATTTGTAATTTTGTTTACTCTGTCGGTATTTCGGCTTACTCTACCAAACCAACGCCATCCGTTGCTTCTTGCACCAATTCCAGTATGAAAAGTATTGCAGTCAAAATAAATCAATGTTCTGTCTTTTGCCTCAATTACTTCAACCTTATTTTCTTTAATTAGCTTTTCAATTTCAGTATGCCATTTCCTGTAAATCAATTCTCCATCAGGTATTGAAGGCATAGTGCATTCTGTATTTATGTATTGCGTTGGGCAAACATCAGCATTTACCAATCCCATAATATGCTCACTTTGATAACTTGGATTATCATAATCAGGCTGTCCAGCAGTTATAAAATGTTGTCCTGTTGGTATTATTGGTCTTGGTACATCATCGTGATGCCACCCAGGAATTGCAGGATACCATTTAGGCATTAGCATATGTACACGGCTATCAAATACTACATTTTCTTTCCAATCATTTGGTAAGTTATCAATGAATGATTTTGTAATTGCACCGCCATTTTCGTAAGCATATTGCAAATCGCAATTAAAGAACATCGGTTCTTTTTTAATTTCATCATTTGAAATTTCAGTTGCAAAAGGTTGTAATTCTTGCAAATTTGGTTTGAATGTTTTTTGAGTTGTTGCTCCCATTTTATTGTATTTTATTTTGTTAATTAAATTCTACTCCGAAATAAAAACGGCACATAACACACGTTATCGACAACGTGATAAACGCTTGATTCGATCAGTCATTACTTCTCCTAATTTTCTGTAATCTCCCTTTTTAGCCTTTAAAAGAAATTCGTCTATGTTTTCAATTTCAAGGCCTTCCATGAAAGCTTGTAATTTTTCACGCCAAGAAACGCTGTCGATAACATCATCCTTGCAAGACTGGGGTTCGGTTGTAGATTCTTGTTTTGTAGGTTCCATAATGTTTTCGTTTAGGTTGATTGTTTCGTTTCATTACTCCCAGCCTCGCAAGGCTGTAGGACGTTAGCTTTACAAACTTACCACAATTTACCAAAAATCCAAACAAAAAAGCCCTGAAATTTTCAGGGCCTTTATCAAACTAAACAAACAAACTATGATTAGGTCAAGCTAAGAAGTGTCTTCGCTGCTGCAAATGTTCCCTTAACCAATACCGGAGTATCATTTGCTGACACGAACTGAACAAGTCTCTGCTCAACAAGGATGGTCTTCAAGTTCTTCACGAAGTCATCGCCTGATTCTCCGATAGATACTGTCATTCCCTTTCTGAATCGAACATTAACCGCATTCAAGTCACCACCAACGAAATCAACCGATCCGTTAGAAGGCAATGCGTTAGTTCCGATCAATCGAACACCCCATGCAGTTACGTTTCCTTGAGCATCAATCAAAACTCCTTCTGGTCTGATATACTGACCGTCAAGGTCTTTAGCCGCTCTCATTGCATCCAATTTGCCATTGGAAACGAAGATGGAATTGACGATTCCGTTTGCCTTCTTTACCTGAGAGATTACTCCCAACATTACATCCCAATCATTGATTGTTGCAACAGGGATGCTACCAGCCAAATCACCACCTGTAAAGGCAGTGGCAACAGGAACTAGACCCTGGAGGTTATCTCCGGTGTTGTTACCGTTGAACAACTGATTCTCAGTCACGGTATCAACTCTTCTCATCATGTTAGACTGAATGAAGGAAATCAACTGAGGCAGGTCTTCCATGAATTCCATAGTAACCTTAGAGTGAACTGCGATCTTCTTTGCCTTGGCAGTCTTCTCAACATAGATTACAGAAACGGCAGTCTTAGTATCACCTTCACCGATGAAGATCGGAGTTCCCTGCTGATCAGTTTCTTCAACCCATAGAGCGTACTCTTTAGCGATTGAACCTACAGACACATTCTGAAGGTAGGTAAGTACTCGCTGACGAATTGGGGAAATGATACCTGTATTCTCTGTGATTGTGTATTGAGTAGAACCTGTCTCAACAGTTGTATCTAAACCGATAGTCACGGCAGCTTTTGACTGCATGAATGGAGTTACATCAAGGTTGAATGTGATATCTCCATGCTGTCTTGCACCCTTCTCACGATTTTCAAGCACTTCTTTGATTTGTGCGCTTTTCTCGTTCCACTGCTCAATAAATGCCTTTTCAAATGATTTAGCCTCCACGGTCACAGACTTGGCGTTTGGCTTGTTCATGTTAGCGGCAAGAGTATTAAGTTCTTTTCTAAGAGTTTCGATTTCTTTCTTAGACAAGTCAACCTCTTTCAATAGGCCGTCTGCTTTCTCAAATGCTTCGATAGCTTTTGATTCTGCTCCTTCTGATTTGCTTTTCAAGCCAGATACGGCTGAAGCAATTTCTTTTTTGATTTCTTCTAGATTTTCCATTTTAGATTTTAAGTAAGTCGATTAATGATTTGATTTTATCCTCATCGGCTTTCTGCTTTTCTAAAGTGGATACTTCCGGCTTCAAAAGACTTGAAAGTGATTTTAATTTTTCTTCGATTAGTTGTAGTGTTTCGTCTGTGGCATCGGATGTTCTGATAAACTTCTCTAGCTTCTCAAGGTATTCCATTGCATCCTTATCAGACTTTAGGTCAATCATATTTGTTTCAGGATTAGCCCCCAAGAATTGGATAGCTGACCCTTCATACATTAGCACTTCTTTGATAATGTTAGCTTTTCTTGACTGATCAAAGTACTGCTTATCCTTTGGGATTGAGAATCCAAATGAGTGCTGGTTGATTAGTTCAGATTCAATCATCTTCTGAAAGTCCTGACCTGCATTATGAGAACCGATCTTGGCCTCATATCTCAATCCTTTCTCGTCTTCATAAAGGTCTGTGATCTTTGCCACTACCTTTGACTTGTCATGATCCAAAAGGTACTTAATCAATTGCTTTCCTTTCGGACCACGTTCCTGAACTGTCTTGCTGAATGCCCCGCGTTCGATAATATCGCCATCCAAATCCTTATTGCCGAACATAGCAAAGTATCCGGTAATCACCCCTTGCTTAGTGTCGGAATCTGTGAATCCTTGGTTTATGCCTTTTATTATCATTGCTTATTTGCATTAACGAATATTCAAATATGCAAATAATTTGGAATAAATAAAAAAGTGAGAAATATTTACACAAAAACAATTCCCTGAAAAGCCTCAGGATATCTCTGCCTAGCTACTCGTTCCCCAATGTATGCAACCGTACATCCACAATTAATCACTTGAGCAGCTACTAATTTTCTGTTTTGGCCTTGTACGGCATTACCAGGTGACATTAACTCAACACCTTCAACATTGAATGGCTGCTCTTTAGGAATAGGTTTACCCTGCTCCAAAATATGGCTTCTTCTTGGCTCTCTTGGATTCCCTGAATGAATCCACACCTTATATAGCTTCCGACCCGTCACGGCTTGGTAGTCATCCGCTGACCGTTCCTGACCCATGTTGTTTGCCCTAGTTGCTTCCGTTCTTGCAATAGCCAAAGCCCTAGACCTACTGCCCACTGTCTTCTCTAATAGCCTTTGAATCTGGAAAGTATTTAATCCATCTTTAATAGCAGTCTGTAATGTCTCGTTGATTATCTTCCTAGTGGTATCATTTACCGAAGTGATCAACTCGGCTAAGTTTACCCTTACCCATTCTCTGATCCATTCCCTCCAAGTAGAAAGAAAGAAGGAATCTATACTAAAGTCTTTTGTCTTATCATTCTCTCTGACCTGATAATAACCCCTCTTAGCAGCATCAGGAAATACATCCATGTAGAACTTCAAGTATGCGTTCTCCATGATCTTTGGATCAGGATTTTCAACCGCTTGAGCCTTGAGTGCATCCAAAAATATCTTTGTGCCATACCGTTCATATCGGTTCATGGCCTTCTTATTAGACGATCGGATGTAAGCTATGTTAAACGGCATTGTTAAGCCTGAAAGTCTCTAAAGTCAGCAGTACCTCCATTAAGTGCATCTTCAGCCGGAACCATACCCGAAGGAATCCAAAGCGTGTTAGCCGATGCCTCTGGTCTTTCATCCCATCCTAAAGATGTCCTAATCTCATTCCATGTCCACCCCATAGCCTTACCGTATGTCTCCAATACCGTCTTTACATCAGGCTGAAGTTCGGCATAAACAGTAGTATCAAAGTCAATGTAATCAGCCTCACCTTGGAATGCTGGCAATAGAAAGTCATTCAGTCCCTGTTCCAATTGACTGAGATAAGGCATGACCACATCTGTAACCAATTGTTTTTGGGCTTGAGCGAAGTTATCGTACTTTCCATCAGGGGCGAACAAGACAGGGTTAACCCCCCACAAATTACATAACCTTTGATCATCGTACTCCATACCTGCGATAATGTCCAAAGCTACTGGAGACAAAGCGATCTGAGTGTACTTCATCGGTAACCCTGCTGCGCCTACTTTATTCTTGTTATAAGACCCCTCCCATCTCTTTTCGATGTCCTGCTTTAATGATGGCAACTGTTCAGCTGTTAACCACTTATCAGGATCAATTGAAGATTCAGGGCTAATAAATCCTTTCGCCCCCTCATTCTGCAATGCTCTGTATAGCGATGCTACTGCTTCGTTGTTCTTCTGAAGGTATTTCAATCCTGCCAAAAGTGGGGATTGACCCCTCAATTGTGATCCTTGCAAGTCCCATAGTGGATTATTCATCTTGAGATGCAATACCTCAGAAGCAGGGATTTGGATAGTCTGGTCACCGATTGTAAACTTGTACCCAACAACTGGCATGAACATATCACCTTGAACCAGGGTAACCAAGTGCGAAGGTAGGACAAACAACTCTTTGAACTTGACCCCATCTCTTAAACCTGACTGTCTAGCCTCGTTAAGGTTAGCCCCTCCGATTCGTACCCCATAGATGAAAACTTCACCTGTAAGCCTAAAGAACATTGATGCTTCCTTTAAGAACTCACTCTGAGTCTGCATTGCATTCGGTCTCTTGAGCAGTTCAGTAAGATCACCTGATCCTACCTCCTGAAGTTCTTTCTTTCGGAATACCCTTGAATCAGCTACTGAGAATTCATTGTTAGCCCATTTAGCGGACTTGTATCTCTTTGACTTTCCAGATTCTTTATAGGCCAAAAGAGGGGCTTCTGAATCTTTGTCTCCAATCTTGCGAACAATGGAATAGACCGCTGCATTCCCTCGGTAGCCTTGATTGATGAATGTCTCTGCTTTATTGTCTAGCCATACCACAAGGTTATTCACATAGAATTGTCCGTATATGGCTTTGTATAGTAAGTTGACATCCAAAGGCTGTTGGATAGTCTGAGTCGGTTGCAAGAACTTCTGAAGGAGTGAAATCATTATTTGTTGATTATCTTATCCAAATATATTGCAATTCCAACAAAAATCAATATTAGTCCTAACCTACTAACCCAATGCCAAGCAAATGGATTAAGACTAACCTCAACAAATGAGATGCAAAGGAATATGGATAAGAATAGGATTAGGTAGAATTTGGTCAGTCGATCCATATTAGATTCTTTGAAACATTAGTTAATAATAGGTCAGTAAACGCCCAAACCAAGGCATCAACCCTATCTGGTGATTTACCCTTCTCAGGATCAAAGGTAATCATTTGTCTCTCTAAGATAGGGAAATTTCCAACGTGATAGACCTTATGCTGTTCGTACATGGAGTAAATAGGCTCTGCTCTTACATACTTTCCTTTTGTGGCCGTTACCAGCTTAATCCTAGTTGACTTGTCATGCTGCCTGATAACGCTTTCAACCATATCACCTCCTTGGTTCTTCTCTGCCACTATGCAATCAGCATTCCAATTCTTAACCGCCTGACTAGCGACCTTGGCCCATTCATTTGGGGTATATTTTCCAGAAAGGTCTTCCAAGACATAGCCTTTTCCGGATGCGTCCTTACCGCACACTACAAGACCTGTCTCATCGCTATCCATATTGGAAGTAGCTGCAGGATCAATTCCAACTACTATTCTTACCAAATCAGGCTTCACAGATAACCTCGCCCTGTCAATCATTGGTCTATTCCAAAGCATACCTTCAGCATCAGGTAGCCATTTACCCAAAAATAAATGTTCGTATCGGTGTAAATTTTCGTTCTTTGAGTTCTCAGCCGCTTGCAAAAATGAATCTGAAAGGTTTTCTTTGTTATCTAGGTAAGTTGTGTGTATATAGGTAGTATCCTTTCTTTTATTAACTATATATTTCTTATATATCCAATGAGATTCAAAAGAAGGATTCATAACAAGAATAACCTTATTCGGTCTAAGGACTGATCTGATAGAAAGGTCTATCCTATCGAATACATCTTCATCCACCAATTCTTCAGCCTCATCCAAGACAAAGCAAGTAACACCAGAAATAGACTTCAGATTAGCCGTAGCAGTCCCTTGGCTAGTCTTGATCCCTCTGAATAATATTCTTGATCCGGTTAGCTTATTTACGATTTCTGATTGGGTTATCTCAAAATCGGATTCCTTACCCATTAATTCAATCTTTTGGATGAATTCAGGGATAATTGAGATAAAAGCGGACACCAATGTCCACCGAGTAAAAAGTATCACTTCATTCGGTTCATAGGTCAGGTTAAGCAAGTTTAGGGCTACTGTCCAAGATTTTCCAGACCCCCTACCACCTGTAATGAGAAAGTACCTCGTTGGAGGCACTTCGTAAAATAACGGTTGATACTTGTCTAAGATTCTGATTTGATCCATTGAACAGGTGGGGTAATCTTATCGCCTTGACTAGTCACATCAATAGACTGTCTAGGCATTCCGAATCTGTAATTAAGCCAAGTCTTAATGGCTATGGTATCACCAGCCTGACATCTAGCCCACAAAGCCCTCCATGCATCTTCAGGAACGGCAATAGCATCCATAGACTCGATCAACTTGATTTCGTCCGCTTTGGGTTTTCGACCTGATCCTTTTATGAAGCCTCCCTTTCCTGCCATTGTTTTAAATTGATTAATCAATCCAAAGCTACAAAAAAATAATTGAAAAATATTTGGTTCCACATTTGGAACTGAAAATACAACCTATTATATTTGATTCATCAAACAAACACAAACAGACATGACAACTTCAATCGAACAAATCAACACTTACAAAGTCCTTTACTCAGACGGTTTCACGGTAATGGGCTACATCATTGCTTCAAATCTTCCAGAAGCTATAGAAATGGCTAAAAAAAGAAAAA